TGTGCGAATTGGTCGAACATATCCTCGATGGGATAATTGTCATGGATGATCTCGAGGTGCATTAGCATCATGGCTTGGTCTCGGGTAATCACCCACCCCAAGTAATAACTGACGATGTGCCTGAGCCACTCGTCTTCGGGGAAAAAGGTTGGGATATACGAAGATTGTTCGAAGTAATCGAAGTCATCTTCTGCCATGTAATATCCGATGGGTGAGTACACCCGATGGTTGGTGCCTTTAACTTTTGTTTGAAAGTTTGCACGATCATTGTGATCTACACTCACCATTGCTTGCAGGGTCATGTGCATCATGGCTCCCTGAAAGAGCCACTGCATTTTAGAGTGCTCGATCTTGGTGTCTTTACCGCTAAAGAACGCGGGAAACGGGCAGTCCGTTAGTAGGGACCAGTACATTTCTGGGGGCTGTTTTGTAGTAGTCATCCTGATTATCCTCTCTGATGAGTTCACTTCGATAAATTGGTATAGAGTTAGGGGCGAAGAATCCTAGTTTTACCTCGCCCTTGCTTACGCTTATGACGCAGATTTCTATTTCATTGTCTTTGCCGATGAAGACACTCTCACCGATCCTACGCTGCAGTATCAGCATTTGGTTGGTTCCTTATTAGTTCAGCTGCTATAACTGTTTCTAGCTTATCCTTCAACAGATTGGCTTTGTTTGCGTTATAAGTTGCAAACTGACTGCTTTTGGAGGCTTGCTCGTAATTAGCAATCTCACCTTTGAGCATATCAACTTGTCGTTGGTACGCTATTTTATCTTTGAGGTCGTTCATGCAGCAGCCATGCTTTCAGGGGCAGGCAACGCGCGCAATTCGTTTAGCTTTTCTTCGAGCTTTATCCTAGTTCGAGCATAGTCTTCTTCGACAGCATCTATCTCGCTGAGCGTTCCCGCGATCATGTCTTCTTGCACATCGCTCTGGTCACGCTCATTAAATGCGACTTCGGTACAGTCCGATATACGCACATAGTTATTATCGTCTTCGTAGTTGGGAGTTACTTCTTGAATGGTGGTGTAGTCATATCGCACGGAGCGATACATGGCTAGGGTTTTAGTGTGTTCAGTCATGAGAGTATCCTTCTGGTATGAGTGAGTAATTAGGATATAACAGTTCAACTACTTTGTGCAAGTAGCTGAACTGTTATTACCGTGCGGGTCATTGTGTGACTACGCAGCGGCGTCATATGGGTTGGGAGTCACATAACGACTGACGTTATTTGATGGGCCATAACCATTCTGCCCGTCACGCCGGGTTACATACATTGTTGTGATGCAGCCCGGGAGTGCTGCGACTAACTCATCTAAACTGTCAGTCTTGCCTAGTACTATTCCCGCACTTTTTAACAAGGATGTGAGTGTCCCTAATGCTTGGCGTTGCACTTTTGGATCAGAGTGACCCAGATTCAAATTGTCAAACACCATACTATTGTTGTAGTACGCGTTGCCTTGTAGTTTGTGCCAGACACTAAGATAAGAGTTGCCTGTTTTAGATGTTTTGACTTCGATTTTGTCAATAATCCCCGTGTACTGACCTTCTGGGATAAGACTGTTTTGATCCTGTGGTAACTCACTGGGGGTGAAAGATCCTAGTAATGCTTTTAATGATTTAGACATAATAACTTCCTTACTAATTTAAATGAGACACTGCGGAATGCAATGCCAATGGGTGATGAGGCCCCACGCCCCATTGGTAGGGAGTGGGGGTACTGCTCCCCATTGGTAGGGAGTACTACAGGGGAATGCAGGGCGCTACCCCAAGTTGTTCCTTCCAGCTTACCCGAGGGAGGAATTCGGCAAGCTAATTCACCACAGGCCTAAGTGACCTACTCCATGAATTAGCCAGAAAGTGGGAGGTGCGTAACGTGCACTAAGCGAGTGCTAAACTGGTCACTACCCGAGTTCGATTATGGTTTACCATGTCGACTATTGTGTCAGTACACAGCTAACTAGACATGTACCGAAAAGTGAGCCCAGCTGGAGGCCCCGTCCTGTGGACTTCTCCGAGAGGTGGGCAGAGTGGGCTAAGCTGGGAGCGTTGTTGGTCTGGGAAAACAATATGTGTTTTAGGTAAATTGCTTTTATATAGCAACAAGGTGAAAAAACCCTGCCCACTGAGCCCACACAAGATTTATGTGAGTAAGTGGTTGTAATTACACAGGTTAATCGGCTAGGTTGAGATTAACTCAACTCTGCCCACTACGCCCAGACTAGTCATAATCATAGTCAAGGCAGCGTTTGCGATACTGGCGGAGGTCAACGCGATGGTTGACGTTTTCCCTGTCTAGCCTTTTTGCTTTGGCTTTGAAATGTGTTAGCTCTCGCTTGAGCATGTCAATTTCGTCGGCTTGATTCTTAATTTCTTTTTGATACTTTGTAATTGCTTTCAGTGCAACGTCACGCGCGTCACTGAACCATTGCGCACTTTCTTCAGCGTTCATTGTCGGCTCCTTATTAAGAGGCATAGGCAAAATAAAAAGTGACGCTCACGCCAAGGTATTTTATTACGTGGTCGCGAGCGTCGAGGGTTGCAGATTAACCACTCTAGTTTTATGTGATCACGCACAGGGCAGTCACGCCCACCAATAATAGGCAGGTACGCCAGTTATTGGGTATATACACAAATGCTAATATACATACCTAATCACTGGCCCTAGTGTCCCAACCTTTTACCATTGTTACTATCTATAACTAATACACTAATAAATCGTATACTCTTTATTTAACAACAATGCTAACAACTAGGCCCACTAAGCCCACTACCAAAACGGGGTTGCAGATACCCTCCATTGTCCTGCGTACCTACACACCTGACACAAGACACACAACTCATATCACAACATAATAAACAAGACGCAGACGCAGACGCAGACGCAGACGCAGACGCAGACGCAGACGCTTACGCCGACGCTGACGCCGACGCTTACTTATTTATGCGGCTCTGGGGAGAGCCACAGTCTTGATGAAGCACACGGTCTGCTTCAACATCATCCGACGGTCAAAGTTGCGCTTATCCTTAACGGATATAACGCCTCTGCCGTCCGTACACCAGTAGCACATCTGGGTACGACCATCATAGAACTGAACGAGCTGGTTGCCTAAGCACTTGGGGCATGCTTGACCGACAACTGGCCCTGAACACTTCTCCATCTCGGGAGTGCGTAACTCCCACTCGCCATCGACTAATCGGTAGCGGGGCTTAACTGCTGGTACTGCTGGTACTGATTTCATGCGTTCTAATAAACTCATGTGAAACTCCTGAAGGGGCCGAAGCCCCTTATTTAGTAGTTATAGAAAGTCGAAAGATTCGACAGGTGGTAGTGACTGCTCTGGTATACATAACCAAGGGCTAGCTGTGTTAGCACCCTCGATGTTGCACTCCAGTTGGTCGAACGGGTCGACCTCACTGAAACCATCGTCAGTCATGGAATGGGTCATGCCCATTGCCGTGACCGATCTTTCTGTCGCTGGACGCTCGAACTGTGATAGTTCGTGAGCGTGTTGACGCAACCATGTCTTTGCTGCTGCTACTGCGGCGGCGCTACTCATAACCGAACTCCTTGCGAAGATCGGCTAGCATTGCTGCGGTGCCTGAGTCGAACTGACTCAGCGTAGCGTTGACTAAGCCAAACTGTTCCATCAGTTCGTCCGATAGCTGAAGTGCTTGCGCGGCACGCTTCTCGTTATTAGCGAGAGTGCGCTGTACTAGCATGTCTTCTGCTTCTGCGCGGTTGGTGATAGGTCGAAACTGCTTTGCAGCAATGTCTATCGCTTCCCATGCGTAAATGACTTCTATACCTGCGAACTCTAATAACATAGAGAGCGATGTAAGGAAGGCTTCTGCATCCTGGGCAGCTTGCAGAAAGTCTTCTGCCATAAACTGCTTGGCATCATTCTTTTCTACCCACTGCTCCATTCGAGGGCTTTGACCATCAAAGACGTAAGTCTTTAGTGGGGAAGACCAGCTAGTGTCCTCACCTCCGTCGTACCCATTGTCGTCCTCACCTTCAGGGATAACAGGTTGTGCAGATTCTGGTACGTTAGCCCAGAACTGAGCACTTTCGACCCACCAATGGTTGAGCTTTAGTGTCGCTTGCACGACACGGTTGAGTGCACCGCCTATGCGATAGGCGCTGTTACCCGACCCAACTAGCGCACTAAGGTCTGCATGAGCAGCAGCCTTGACTACAACCAGTTCCCCATCTCTGAGGATCTTACCCTTAGCTTCCTGTGCGGCGTACTTAGGGTTAGTAGCTGCCAAGAATATCTCTTTGACAAGATACTCGGGTGCTTCTGCCATCATGACCCTGACTGCGGCTCTGACACCTAGCGTTTTACCTGAACGCTTTAGAGAATCAACGAGCGCGGGCTCGTTCTCCAATATCTCTTTTAACTGCGCCTTGCTATGCACAGCCGTGTACGTACCGGCCTCACCGACACGTAACACAATAGGTGATATTTCTACGTCACCGCATTGGCGCTGAGCAACTGGCCCAGACAATGCGAGTACAGATGTGACAGCTTTCGCTGTACTGTCTGCGCTAGTGACAAGTGCATCCCATACTTCACTGCGCTTTTCGATGGCTACTGCCAACGCACTCCACGCAAAGTCTTTGTGCATAGCGTGGGCTGTATTACTTACAGCTTGTGCCGCCATTACTGAACCCATCTGCGGTACGTCATTGTGGAACTGACGCATGAGACTCGCGACGAGCATGCCGTCGATGTTGCTATTAACTTCATTCATATACTGCTCCTATAATAGTTGAACTGCTATTTGTAACCAATTGTGATTGAGCAACCATCGCCCAACCTGTTAATGTGACGACGCTCAACGCCCTCACTTATTAAGTTTGCGACACATACGTTCTGTGTCTGCCATTGCTTATAGTCTTGATTGAACTGGGCAACTGCTAAGCCCGACGCAACCATTAGACATACGAGACACCAACCAACCAGTAGGTTGATGACGAACTTGCAACTGCTATGCTTCATGTGCTTCTCCTTTGAACTTACTTAATAGGTAATCGATCTTACTTAATAGGTAATCGATGTAAGCCGCGTTACCCTTTAAGTCTCGGTTAGCGTAGATCAACAGTTGCTTCAACTCGCTGTTCTCCGCTCTTAGCGCAGAGTTGCGATCAAGCAACTTGTTGTTGTCCTGCTCTATGTCCTTGAGTGGACGATAGTTACTCCTATAACTGTAATCAGTCATGAACTGCTCCTTTGAACGAAAACAAGGTTCCTTTTACTTGAAACCCAAAAACCCAATCCGCATATACCGAATCGGGGTGACTCCCCCTCTGTGAGAAAGGAACCTACATAGTTGACACACGGATGTTTCTGAAAATTTGAATATTTTTTTTTCAAAAATTCGAGCTACTTTCTTGCGTAATATTAGTTGAGCTACTATTATCCAATCTTCATGTGTACTTCCTCCTAGTCAATGAAGCTAGTTAGGGGCGGCAACGCCCCTCTTTTTACACCGACTGATACGAGTTTATGACTGATACCCCTAAGTCTATTTACGATATACCTTTAGATCTGACTTCCCCCGAAGCAGAACTGGAAATGCGCGGCTTAGAAATCGCGTCACAAGCCAACGGACACATACACGACATACGGAATTTAAATGCACAGGAGACTAATCTTGTTGCTGGAATTTCGATGGGCCTGACTAAACTGGCAGCAGCCAAGCGAGCAGGGATGGGTGTTTTTAGAGCCACGACATTACTTGAAGACCCTGCGGTGAAGCATCACTTGGAGATGTTGCATCAAGACCGAATGGACATTGCCAGTGAAATGGTTAAGTACGATATGGTCGATGCCCACATGGACATTGAGATGGGTAAAAGAATGTCAGCTAACGCGATGGAATGGTTTCGTGGCGTAGAAATGCAGATGAAGCTGCACGGGTTGTCTCAAGATAAGAAGGTCATTGATGTAAACGTGACGAATATACAAAAAGTAGATCAGTTAGCGGAACTAGATGATGCCTCATTACTTCAATTAATGGGTGCAGCCAGTGATAGTCTTATTGCACACGCCCATGACATAACCGACGCAGAGTACGCCGATGATCAAGCATAAGAAAGGTAAGCATTGCCCGAAGTGTGAGACAGATCAGACGTTGTTTGCATCAGAGGATACTTGCGTTAAGTGTGATTTTGCACAAGACGTTACTGACAGTGAGCAAGCACGGAAAGAGGCAGTACCTAAGAAACCCTTAGTGGCTAAGTTGAAACGTAAGAAGCCTACTAAAGCAGTGGATGGGCCTACGCATCGAGAGATAGCTGCGCAACAAATCATTGAAGACGAGAAGGCAGCGGCGGATGCATTTGACGCTAAAGAAGAAGCCAAGCTTGAGTTGATGCGTCGTGAGTTATGCCGCCGTCGACTATTACCATTTGTAGAACGATTCAATGACCAGTACGAGGCAGGGTGGGTGCATAAAGACATCTGCTCTCGATTAGAACAGTTCTCAAAAGACGTTGCCGAGCGTAAAAGCCCACGGCTAATGCTATTTATGCCACCGCGTCATGGTAAGAGTGAACTGGCGTCCAAAACATTCCCAGGCTGGCACTTAGGCCGCCATCCTGACCATGAGGTAATCAGTTGTTCGTACACGGGTGATTTGGCGATGGACTTCTCGCGTAAGGTGCGTGAGTTATTACGTGACAAGCGGTATCACCAAGTATTTAGAGACACTCACCTTGATAAAGACAGTCAATCTGCACAGCGATGGAACACCACAAGTCGAGGCGGATACGTTGCAGCGGGCGTGGGTGGCCCGATCACAGGACGCGGAGCCCACGTTTTAATAATCGATGATCCCATTAAGAACCGCGATGACGCGGAATCGGAAACAAACCGATCTAGTATATGGAACTGGTACACCTCGACAGCGTACACACGACTTGCGCCTGGAGGCGGAGTACTCATAATTTTAACGCGCTGGCACGACGATGATCTGGCAGGGCGCTTACTCACTAAAATGAAAGAGAATGAAGGCGATGAATGGGATGTTATCCAGTATCCAGCGTTGGCAACAGAAGATGAGCCTTTTCGTAAAAAGGATGAGGCGCTTCACCCAGAACGCTATGATGAAACAGCTTTGCTGCGTATTAAACGTGCTGTCGGCCCTCGCGATTGGAGTGCTCTGTATCAGCAAAATCCTGTGGCTGATGACGGCGAGTATTTTACCCGCGATATGTTTAGGTGGTATGCGCCCTCGGAAAGACCTAATCTTGACGAGTTACACACTTACACCGCTTGGGACTTGGCAATTGGAAAAAATGAGGCAAACGATTTCACGGTGGGAATCACAGTCGGAGTCGATCAGCGAGACAACATCTACATTCTAGACATTAAGAGATTCAGGAAAGGTTCGCTTGAGATTATCGAAGCTATCTTGGATATGTACGTGCGATGGAAGTCAAAGATTACAGGCATAGAACGCGGTCAGATTGAAATGGCAATCGGCCCACTACTTAACCAGCGTATCCGTGAGCGGAGTTTATATTCATTCTTTTATGAAGGATTAAAGCCTGGCAAGCGCGATAAGCAAACCCGTGCACGATCAATACAAGGTCGGATGCAACAGGGGATGGTTTATTTCCCGAAAGGTGATGACTCTGTACAGATCATGGTGAATGAGTTTTTACGTTTCCCAATGGGCGTGCACGACGATTGTGTGGATGCATTGGCATGGATTGGATTAATGCTTGACGACATTGTGACCCCTAGAGCTTCTGTTAAGAAGCAAGTGCTTGGTTGGCGAGACAAGCGGCTCGGTGCAATATTAAGCGCCAATAATAAGCGTTCATCGATGAGCGCATAAAGGTTCGTAGCCCCTAAATACATTAGTTTTGGGGTATCGGAGTTGATGGGGTGTCAGCGAAGACGGGTGGGTGAAAGGCCCACACCTTTTGAAATTAGAATTGAGGCGGTAGAATAGCAGCTCAACTACTTTCGCGTAGACTTTAGGTTGAATGACACTTTTAGGATAGAAAATGGCACATGGCAAAGTAAAAAAGGAACCCTCACAGGTCGCTAATGACAACTGGAAACGCTACGTTCGCCTTCGTGACAACGGGCACAGTGAATACGTTACCCGTGCTAAAAAATATGACCGCTTTTATTGCGGAGAACAATGGGATCCGACAGATGCCAAGAAACTAGCAGACGAAGGCCGTCCTGCTCTGACAATTAACACTATTTTATCGACAGTCAACACAGTGTTGGGGGAACAAACAGCAAAACGAGCTGAGATGAACTTTAAACCCCGTTCAAATGGTAATGAAGACACCGCGACAGCGTTAACCAAGGTCGTGATGCAGATTGGTGACAATAACAAACTGGATTGGGTCGAAAGCCAAGTATTTTCTGATGGATTGATTCAGGATCGTGGCTATTTTGACGTCCGTATTAATTTTGATGACAGCATTCAGGGTGAAGTGGAAATTCACTCCCTCGACCCGTTGGACGTATTAATCGACGTTGACGCAAAAGAGTATGACCCTGCTACATGGAATGAAGTCATCACTACACGTTGGCTTTCACTGGATCAGATTGAATCAACCTATGGTGAAAAAGTTGCTGATTCTTTGAGCTCACTAGCTACTGGTGGAGACATTTATGGCGGGGACTCGGTGGCAATCGAAGACAATAAGTTTGGTGATTCGGCTAGTTTTGATCTTGCTGATGATGGCAATACTGACAAAACAATCCGAAGCGTACGCGTTGTCGAGCGACAGCACCGCCGCATGTGTATGTCTGAGTGGTTCATTGATCCTCAAAACGGGGACATGCGACCCGTCCCTGAGAATTGGGATAAAGCTAAGCGACAAGAATTTGGGCAGCAATTTGGCTTATTCATACAAAAGCGGCTGGCTCCTAGAGTACGTTGGACAGTCTCTGCCGATAAAGTATTACTCCACGATGAATGGTCACCGTACAAAACATTTACCGTTGTGCCGTATTTTAGTTATTTCCGAAGGGGCAAGCCATTCGGAATGGTGAAGAACCTTATCTCTCCGCAAGAGCAATTGAATAAGATTTCTTCTCAGGAACTTCACATCGTTAACACTACCGCTAACAGTGGATGGATAACGGAGGAAGGTTCGCTCGTCAACATGACCAACGAAGATCTGACTGAGCGCGGTGCTGAGACAGGTCTTCATCTAGTTCATGCGCGTGGAACCAACCCACCATCAAAAATTCAACCAAACCAGATTCCTACAGGTATCGACCGCATCACGCAGAAGGCTGCGCATAACATTAAGGAAATCTCTGGCGTATCGGATGCCATGTTGGGTTATGAGTCTGCTGAAGTGTCTGGTGTTGCGCTCAAATCAAAGCAAGAACGTGGACAGATTCAAATTCAAGTGCCGTTGGATAACCTGGCACGTACTCGCCACATGTTGGCAGAGAAAATACTTGAGCTTGTGCAGCAGTTCTATGTAGAAGAACGATTGATTCAGATTACTAACCCTGCAATGCCAGATCCATCGTCGCCAGATGCACAAGAACAAATGGCGGTTAACCAAGTGACTCCAGAAGGCGAGATCCTTAACGATCTGACCTTGGGTGAGTACAGTGTCGTAATTAGCACGCAACCTGCACGCGATAACTTTGAAGAAAGCCAGTTCTCTGAAGCACTGCAGCTTCGTCAGGCCGGTGTGATGATTCCTGATTACCGAGTCATTGAATACAGTCACTTAGCACAGAAGCGCGACATTGCTGTGGAAGTTAAGAAATTAGCAGGACTTGCCGCACCGAGCGAAGAAGAAATGAAGATGCAGCAACAGCAGCAGGAACTAACGATGAAGGCCGCTGAGCTAGAGTTAGCTAACCTTGAAGCTGATCAAGCACTCAAAGAAGCACAGTCAATGCTAGCAATGGCTAAAGCTGACGAACTTGGTGAAGACGGCAACTTACATAATCGCGGAATGGAAGAGTTAAAGGCTAAGGTACAGCTGAAACGCGAAGAGTTAGATGCTCGAATGAAGTTATCGCAAATTACTGCACAAACCCGTCAGCAGGATTCGATTACCCGTACTGCGGTATCGCTGATGCAAAACGATCAAAAAGAGCGTAGTGCTCTTGATGCAAAGAAAACCCCAAGCAAGACCATTTAACCCCCAAAAATAGGTGAATTATGCCCGAAGCAAACGCAGCAATAGATATGGATGAAATTTTCGATGATACGTCCGCCCATAATGACGAAGAAATCAGTGGTTTAGATTTTGGTAATGAATTAGCAGAAGATGTTGATCCCACTGATGCTGCTATCGGTCATTTGATCGAGGTTGCTGATAAAGCTGAAGCTGAGCAAGAAGACTCTGAGCTAGAGACTGAATCAGAAGAAGCTGAATCAGAAGAAGAACTCGATGACAATGATGAGTTTGAATACGAGTACGTCGTTGAAGATGAAGATGAATCAGTGGATGAAGCGGTTGAAGCTAAGAAGCATATGATTCCTAAACGTCGGCTCGATGATGTTGTGGCTAAACAGCGTAAAGCTGAACAAGAGTCAGCGGAGTTACGCAAAGAGTTAGCTGAAGCATTGGCTAAAGCACAGGCAATTCCTGCGATTGATATTCGTGCATTGTCGAAGCAGCGTAATGAAGCGGTTCTTGATGGTGACTTAGACAAAGCGGCTGAGATAGATGAACAAATACATGCGTCTACACAGCAAGGAAAGGCTGAGTCTATTGATATGGAAGCTTTGGAAGCCCGCGTAGAAGCTAAGATGGAACTAAAGTCCACACTAGCATCTGTTTTTGAGGAATATCCTCAGTTAGACACTGACTCAGACAGTTTTGACGAAGATTTGAACGCAGAAGCATTGGTATTTCAGAGTGCTTACTTAAATCAAGGTTATTTACCTGCGGAAGCGGTACGCCGTGCGGCTAATGCTGCAATTCGTGTGGTTCGCCCAGAGCTTTTGACAGCTACAGAAGCACCAAAGGTTGCAGCTAAAGCACGCACGACTAACGTGAAAGGTAATGTTGATGCGTCCAATGCCCAACCTCCGAAAATGAACCAAGGTGAGTCTGGTGGCAAGACAAGTAGCGAAATGATCGACATTACTAAATTAACTGACGAAGAGTTTGACGCGCTGCCAGAAGCTACACGCGCCCGAATGCGGGGCGATTTGGTTTAATTGTTGCGAAATAACAGTTCAGCTACTATCATTCAGTTCTGTGATGGCTCAGACGATACATGAGCTCGACCAGCGCGGTGCGTTAACCGCGTTGTGATCGCCCACATAAAAAGGCGTGTTACTTCGTTGTCCTACGATACGGGAACCCGAGATTGAGCTAAAGCTCAGTCAATTTGCATATATTTTTTTGTTTAAATAAGGTACATCAGAATGGCTACAACCAATTTTGCTGCCCTTACCACGCATCAAAAGACTGCATGGGCCCGTGACCTTTGGCGCGTCGCCCGTAATACGTCTTTTATTAACCAATTTGCTGGTAAAGGCCATAACGCGATGGTTCAACGTATTGAATCATTAACTAAATCCGAGAAGGGCGCACGCGCCGTTCTAACTCTTGTTGCTGACTTAGAAGGTGATGGTATCGCAGGTGATGCTACGCTGGAAGGCAATGAAGAGGCCATGAAAGCGTATGACACAGTGATCCAGATCGATCAACTACGTCATGCTAACCGCTTACAGGGTCGTATGGCTGATCAAAAATCCATTATTAACTTCCGTGAGCAGTCACGCGATAAGTTAGGTTATTGGATGGGTGATCGTCTTGACCAAATGGCATTCTTGAGCATGAGCTCATTGCCATACACTTTGAATACCAACGGCTCAACTCGAGCGTCTACCGTACTTAGCACTTTGGAGTTTGCTCCTGCTGCTGCCGTAGCCCCGACCGCCAATCGTTGTGTTCATCTAAAGTCTTCAGGTGTAACTGCTGGTACTGGCTTTGCCGCTGCCGATGGTGTTATCACTTCAATGACTTATAAAGACATTGTTAACCTAAAAGCACACGCGAAAGACAACTACATCCGAGGCATTAAAGGTGCTGCAGGGGAAGAAGTCTATCACTTGTTCATTACTCCACAGGGTATGGCTCAGTTGAAGCTAGACGCTGATTTTATCTCTAACGTGCGCCATGCAGGTGTTCGCGGTGATAAGAACTCGCTCTTCAAAGGTACAGACTCAGTAATGGTGGATGGCGTGATCATTCATGAATTCCGTCACGTTTTTGATACTCGCGGCGCTGCTGCTGGTTCTAAGATGGGCGCATCAGGTAATGATGAAGGCCAACGCGCACTGTTATGTGGTGCACAAGCCTTGGGTATGGCGGATCTAGGCACGGCTTATTGGGACGAAGATTTCTTTGACTACAATAACCAACCTGGCATTGCTTGCGGCAAGATCTTTGGTTTCTTAAAGCCACAGTTCAAAGGCAACCCAGCTAATCCAACATTGTTGGAAGACTTCGGTGTTATCACCGTAGACACTGCACTTTAATTGCAGGGCTCCCCTTCGAAAGACGGGGAGCCATTATTTTATTTAGGAGTCACCCACTCATGTTGTTAGTATCCCCAATTTTACAAATGGTTGCGCTCAATGGCGTAGCTATCCGTATGGAAGCTGGCGTCGAAATGGAAGTTCGCGAATCTCTTGTTGAGACAGCTATGGCTTCAGGCTGCACTAAAGTTGGCGCACCTATTCGCGCCAAGTCTAAAGTCGTCGAAGCGCCAAAATCATCAGACACGTTGGATGCAATGGCGTTATTGATTGAAGAAGCGAATCCAATGGATTTTAGTCGTGACGGCACTCCCAAAGTTCGCTCAATTGAACGCATTTTAGGCTACGACATTACTGCTGCAGAGCGTGACTCTGCATGGGCAACATTTCAAGAGGCGTAACCAATGACTATTGCAATTTCATCAATTTTGAGCCGAGCTTCGACTCTCCTACTGGATGAGACTGCAGTAAGATGGCCTCAAGCAGAGTTACTTATTCATCTGAATGATGGCGTTTTAGAAATGGCATCGATGAAACCATTGTTGTTCTTAGAAAGGGCAACAATGGATTTGTCAGCGGGGGTTTATCAGTCTATTCCTGCGGGCAAGCGACATTTACATCGCGTCATCTCAAATGCCTCTGGCCCTGTGGTCAGAATTGTTGACCAACAAGTCTTGGATTCGCAGGAGCCCAGTTGGTATGTCAATACGGCGGTTGCTAACGTCAAGTACGTGGTGCTTGAGAAATTAAACGCCAAAAACTTCCTGTGCTACCCACCTAATGATGGTACTGGTCAGTTAGACGCGATATTTACTATAGAACCGTCCATTTACGCTGCTGACGGCTCGATTGACATTGATTCAACCTACGGCAACCCTTTGCTTGCTTTTATCCTCTACAGGGCGTTCCTGAAGGACGCAGACACATCCAATGACGCTAAAGCCAACACATATTATGAAACATTCGCCAGACAGATGGGTGGATCAGTTCTTGGCGAAGCCCAAGCGAAGGAGCTATAAATGGCGAAGGTCACGTTTGAAAGTATCGTCCCAGATATTTTACCCTCAGTTCCAGAGTGTACAGACTTAATTATCATTCGCGCGATACGCCGTGCGTCTGAAGAATTCTTATCTAAGTCGCTAATGTGGCGCGTGAACTTAGAAGATCATTTTGTAATCCTTGGATTAGTCGATGTTGAACTAGAAGTCCCTTCGAAAGATTTACGCATTTGTCAGCTAAAGAGTGCTTCTATTGCGAAGCAGGATATTCCTCAAATATCAGATGGGCAGAAGCCACCCAACAGCGCAAAAACATACTGTTCTCTGATTGATTTTGGCAGAACACTTCGGTTAACACCGACTCCTGTTGCCAATGCAACGCTTTCGTTACGCGCTGTGTTAAGCACGACCTCGCAATCCACATCACTTGACTCTGCAGTTGCATACGAGATTCATGAGCATTTGATTGATGGCGCATTGGCACGACTCTACGGGATGCCCGGCATGCCTTGGTCAGATAATGTTTTGGCAGGTTTTCATCTAGCGGTATTCCAAAATTCTATTATTGAAGCTCGCGGGCGTGCAGAAAATAACAATGGGCGTGCAGTGCGTACGGTTAGTTACGGAGGGCTTTAATGTTTTGTTTTCACCCCATAACACCCTATGACGTTCGGGACAAACACACTTATTACCAGGGCGGTATTTCCGATGCTATTACCAAAGGTGGTAGTGACTGCTCTGCAGAAGATGTCATGCGGGCTGTCTACAATGGCAAAGTTTATCTGTACGACATTATTTCTGAAGAAGGCGATGATTTATTCGGTTTTGTGATTATGCAGGAATACACAGACTGCTATTCGGAGAAGCTTGTACTTCATATTGATTATGCGTATTTGTCACAGCAGAGCGCAGGGTTAATGAAGCTCTACCAATCTTTACCAGTGTTTGCTGCGGATAAAGGTTTTGACCAGATCGCGTTTAGTAGCAACCGAAAGGGCTGGGAAAAATACCGCGAGATTACTGGTTTTAACGGGGAAACCCGAGTTTTTTATAAGGATTTGCAACATGGCTAGCGCACCACAGCAACAGCAAAGTCAAGCTGAACGCGACGAGATAAAACTCGGGCAAGACACTACGAAACGTGCGCGTGAGAAATCAGCGCCTTTACTGGCTGGCTATCAGAAGAAAATGAATCGTGATGATTCTGGTCGTCTGTCGGGCATGGCTTCAGCAGACGTTATGCAAGCCGCAGGCACAGATCGATCAGGTCAACTTTTAGCTGCGGGTCAAGGCGGTGGTTATGCTTCAACACAGCTAGGTGCTCAGTTACAACAAACCGCAGACAACTCAAGCATGTCAGCGATGGATCGGCAAGATTCGCTGAAGTCTTCATACAATGATCTAGGCAACGAAAAGAACATGGATTATGCAGCGGGCGTTAGCTCATTGGCAGGCAACGCTTCTCGAGTTGCTAGAGCGAGTGCAGATGCAACCGCTATGAGACAGAAGGCGATGGTAGACGGCTTAACAAATGTTGGAGCGGCTAAAGGACTTAGCATGAAAGATACTTATGACACCAATAAGTACAATTTAAAACGCGGAATTAAACAGAATGGTGGTTATTCAGGGCCATTTGAAACTGACAATATTAAGTCATTGCGTCAGGTAAACAACAATACACCTGGCAAGGGTTTCTTTGACAAGTACTGGAGTAATTGATGGCTACGGCAGAAGAAGCGTTAAGCGCAGAAAAGAAAGCGGCGGAAGCGAACTACAAAGCGAACTTTCAGAAGCAGCTAGATGATTATGCCGCGAGTGCATTAACAGATCGTACTTTGATTGATCGTGCTGACTTTAATTCACAGCTTGCAGCCCAAACTGCAAAGGGTGTAGCTCAGCGAAGCAGGAGTCGAGCGGGTGTTCAGTTATCGGGGCAAGCGGCTAAACATAGTCAACGACTTGGCGGTATAGAAACTGCTAAGTTTATGGACCAATCAAGAAACACAGCTGTACTCGCTCAAGATGACCGCAATACAAAAGCGATGGGCAAATCTTTAAATGCTTATAACGCATTAGGTCAGACAGGTTCAGCAGCTTTACGTTCAGCAGCGGGTACTGAGGCCACACGGATAGCAGGTAATAAAAGCCGTTCTGCGGCTGCCGATGCTACTAATATGGGCATGGCAGCAAGTTTAGCCACAATGATGATTTTATAAGGACACACAAAATGGATATGAACGGCATTTGGGCCATGTATCGTGGTATGAAACAGGATCGTCGCCAGCGAGAGCGCGATGATGTGGCAGACGATCAATACGCAGATGCACAAGCACAACAATCTCTAACTAACGATTATCGAGATCAGACGTTAGCTAATGCACAGGCTTCTACGGCACTTAGTCAAGAGAAGTTTGGCAATTTACAAGATCAACAAGCAAAAGCGCAAACACAACAAGACTTAACGAATGAGCGTAATAAGGTTATTGATGCAGATAATCAGGTTATTTCTGATACTCGGTTAAAAGGTCGGAACCAGGGCGCAATGAATTCGGTCATGAATGCTTACTCACAAGCCGACTTTAAGGGCGATGAGTTTCTTAGCAACCCTTCAAACATTGATGCTTTAAACGCAATTATAAGTAACAGTCCTTCTTTAATGGCTCAAATTAAAGGGCCTAATAAGGACTATACGGTTGCTGGAATCCAGAGAATAGTAGCGGGTACGAATGAAGATGGTTCAGATAGTTTTCGTTATGCACTAATGATTGATACAGGTCAGAAGGACGAGGAAGGCAATCCTATTATTAAGCCTTTGAGTCAAGCTCGCGGTACAAATGATCCTGTTGAGGCATTCAGTGCGGATCAAACGATTAAGTACATCGAACAAGCCATAATGAAAGAAACTGGCAGTTCAGCTACTCAAGACCAGAACAGTATGATGCTTTTGGCTCAGACTTCTAATGATCCTGAAATGTTAGGCCAACCACAACCACAACCACAAGTTGCAGCAGCGCAGGATACTGTAGTTGCAGGTCAAACTGTAGCGCCTGCATCATTAGCTAACCCTAATCCAGCCGCAGACGATGGTATACGTGGAGGAACTCCACCAGAAACTCCACCAGAAACTCCTCCAACTGATCAAGAACGTGTTGCTGATTTAGTAATGGAGGCTGCAGCAAAATATTCAGACCAAGCGGCTAATCTTGATCCTGATATACAGAAACAACTCGAGGACATATTACTTGATGATGTAATGTCGGTGACGGGTGCGAATATCAATGATGCTCAGCAAATGATAAGGGATGCGCGTCAAGCTCCTCCAGGCCGTGACATTGATGTAGGGCAGAACATAGGCAAAGCTGCTGGAAATGTTGGGAATTTCTTTGGTGGATTAGGAACTGTATTATACAATCTAGGAGTATCTGCAGTAGATGAAGCTGTTGATTTTGCCAGCGAGGTAGGCAAAGGTTAC